ATACGGTATTCGTATCTCCCCCCATGAGTCAGGCCACGGTGTTCGCCAAGAATACTTTACCTCTACCTCATAGAGGTGGCGAGGTAGATCGGGTGCTACTGTGCTAACAATATCGAAGTAAGTGGTTTCGTTTGTGTTGATGTTAGTGTGATCGTTCTCTTTCAGCCAACTAACCATAGCATCTTTAGCAGCCTTGTCGGCTACATCATAGAGGGCTTTATCGAATTGCTTTCTCTTGCTCTGCATTTTTCTTTTGCCTTTCTCTAGCTTCTGATATTTATAACTTCTCTTCAAAGATTTAATATACTGATCAACATATTTATCAGAGGGTCCATCACTTGTATTCATCATCCATCCAATCCTCACGAGGAAAATGCTTTGCTTTAAAAGAAATACCTATATCACCCTCATTAACCTTAACAAACAAGTCAATTATCTCACTTGCTCCTAACTGAGAATAAAACATTTTCTGTATTTTAGAAAGAACGTGTTCTTCCGTTATTCCTGTACCCATAACTTCACCTGTTAATGTCATTGTTAACACATAAGACTCTTCTTTAAATCCATAGTCTTCGTTGTGTCCATTCCAAAGGGGTTCCAAATTAGGTGACTCTGCTATTTCATTAGTTTTCTTCATTGTCATTCTCCAAGAAGGGGTTTCCAATCTGTGTCATACGTCCGGTCTGTCCATCATAGTGCAGGTAACAGGCCACGCCAGTATCTCCAGTGTACCTGTTCTTTAGAATACGAATGGTGGTGGTATTAGCTTCGATAGGATCGTCTGCCTGTTGATCACGCTCCAGCGCAACTACTGCATCAGACAGGTGAGCAATGGAAGCAGAGCCACGAAGATGTGATAGCGTAACCTCACGCCCATTCTCATGTCCGTTATCACCTGATGGCCTACGCAGATGGCTGACCAGCAGCAGGGCAATGCCTGTCTCCTCCACAAGAGAGCGAAGCTTGGTCATCAGAATGTCAATGGACTTGCGTTCATCTCCGTTGTCCTCCTGACCAGAGACAAGGATGGACAGATGATCTAGGAAGACCCACTTACAGTCCAGACCCTTTGCCATGTACCTGATACGATCAAGGATTTCATCGTTGCTGACGCTGCCAAAGTGATCGAAAGCAAAGAACCTGCCACTGCCAATGGTCTTCTTCTCATACTCGTCTAGCTGTTCCTGCGTGTACTCCTTTCGAATCTCACGAATGTACAGCCTAGCATTGGCTTCAACACTCATAATGTTGAAGGCAGTCTGCTTGGTGTTCTCCTCCATAGCAAGCACACCAATGTTGTCCTCGGTGTTGTGCATGATGTGATACATAAGTTCACGCATGATGCTGGACTTGCCCATGCCAGCACCACTGGTAAACGTGACAAGCTCTCCGGTACGCATACCATAGGTCTTGTCGTTCATTCCAGCCCAAGGATAGGGGCAGGTCTGGTTCTCTGTCTCGTCATAGAGGGATGCACCAAGGTCGGCAAGGTTGATGATACCTGCTGGTGTATAGGTGCGAGAGTTCCACCATGCCTCTGTGAACTTCTGCCTCTGACCCGTCTTGAGATACTCATTGGCATCCTTCAGTTCAAGGTCCACGATCTTACACTTGTTAGGTTCAAACAGCTTGGCTACTTCCTGCGCTGCATTCTTTCCCGGTTCATCGTTGTCAAAGCACAGCACCACAGTATCGAACTTACTGAGGTAACGAAGTGATTGCTTACAGTTCTTCAGTGCTGATGCTGCCCCATTCTTGAGAGATACAGAAGGCCACTTTGAACCCATCAGTTCATAGGCACTCATTGCATCCAGTTCGCCCTCACATATGGTGATGAACTTGCCACCCTGATTGAACAGGTTCTGACCAAACAGACCACAGCCAGAGAGATCACCCTCTGACCAGAACTCCTTGTCGTTGGTGCGACGAAACTTGCTACCAACATGTTTCCCGCTCTCGTCATAGTAATTGTACCGATGATGCGTGATCATGTTGCCGTCCTTGACAACA